GCCAGCCTACGAATCAGCACAGGTCTACTCAGTCGCCGCCTCATCACCCGATGAAAGCGAACCCGACGAAACCGAAACCCCAACAGAAACAACCCCAACACCATCCGAGGAGGATGAAATGTCAGAATCAACAACCGTTGAAGCCGCAGTTGCGACTCAACCCATTTACGCAACCGCCGTCAAGCGCGACGCAAAATTGCCGACCGCTGTCGAATACTTGAGTGCTGCCATTGCTGGCGGAACTGCTTGGGAACGTATGCACGAAGCACTTCGCGCCGCAGCTCCCGACGTGGTCACCAGCGACACACCCGGCGTGCTCCCAACCCCAATCCTTGGACCTGTCTACAACAACTTCATCGGCCGTCGCCCTGTCGTTGATGCAATCGGCGCCAAGTCCATGCCGGGTGGAGGCAAGGTCTTCATTCGTCCCGAGGTCACGACCCACACCAGCATTGGTGCAAGCCTTGCAGAAATGAGCAACCAGTCAGGCACTTTCGTGGTTAGTTCAAATCAGGTCACCAAGCAAATTTTCGGTGGCTATGTCAACATCTCCGAAGCCGATCTTGATTGGACCGATCCTGCGATCTTGTCAATCTTGCTTGACGACATGGGCCGTATCTACGCAAACGCCACGGACAATTACGCAGCCGACACTTTGGTCACTGGCGCAACCACCACAAGCAACTTCACTGCAGCATCTGTTGATGATCCGTCTTACTGGGCAGAATGGGTTGCAAATGCAGCAGAAACCATTCTTTCCGCATCAAACGGCAACTTGCCAACCCATATGTTCATGAACCCATCAATGTGGGCGGAGCTTCTGAAATTGTCAGATTCGAGCAAGCGTCCGTTATTTCCACAAGTGGGCCCAATGAACGCTTTCGGCAATCTTGCACCCGGACAGGCAAACGGCAACGCTTTTGGGCTGTCCGTCGTAGTTGACCGCAACTTTAACGCTGCGACCACAATCGTTGGTGACGCCACTGGTTACGAACTGTTCGAGCAACAGAAGGGCGCAATCTCGTTGGACAACCCGTCCACTTTGAGCCGCACCATTGCGTTCCGTGGCTACTTCGCCGCTTTAATGATTGACAGCTCCAAGTTCGTTAAGGCTACTTTCGTCTGATAGACGGAACTGAGTAGAGAGACTGCACCATGGCCACATTTAGCGTGACGCACCACCAGCGTCTAGACGATGTTGCTGTGGTGCAGACCCTCGAAGCAACCGACATTACAGTTGGTCAGACAATCACACTCACTGGACTCGGTCACGGTCTCAACGGCACGCACATTGTTATCGCTGTACCGGTCAACTTGTTTGCTGGCGTTAACGAAGCAGGCGACCTGCTTTACAACGAAAACGAAATTATTGTTAACCAGTTGATGTTTCAAGATGTTGGCGACGATCTAGAACGATCTGCTGCCGATCCGTTTGGAACTTTGACATGGACGTTGACGTGCACATGGACAACAGTAAACGCAGTGACAGAGTTTCTTGGGATCGCGTCGGCCACGGCAAATGACACCGCGTTCCTCACTACTTGTGTCGCAGCTGCAAACTCCTGGTGTTTCAGGCGTCGCGTTCAGGCTGGTTACCACGACAGTCTTACGACCGTCCCTGACAGTGCTGCACTGTTAGGAACCACGCTTTACGCCGCAGGGCTTTACCGTGAACGCGGGACCACTGGAGACAGTTATGCGTCGTTTGGTGACATGACAGGACCACCATTAATGACCTTGGGTCGAGTCAACCAGTTGCTCGGCATTAAACGATCGCAGTGTGCATGAAATGGCGGGCATCTTCACGGACGCGATTGACGCTGTCTCAGCAACGATCACGGCTCTCGGGCTTAAGCCTGTCACTGATCCTCGCAACGCTCGACCTCTTACTGTTTTCATTGAGCTTCCTGTTTTCACTGCGTTCAATAACCAAACAGCGGACGTCACGATTGATCTCCGAGTGTTGGGCGCGCCACCCGGCAACAGCGACACTACGGACTACATACTCGGAGTCGTTGACACGCTCATGAACTCTTCTCTCGCAGTTGTATCTGGACGGCCTTCGCTTGCTCAGATCGGATCGCAAGATCTACCCGCTTACGACCTCACAATTAGAATCGGCTCAAGCCGCAGATAAAGGACAAAACAATGCCCACAACTTACCTATCAAACCCAACCGTCAATGTCACCAGTCCGTCATCAATCGCGCTCACCAGCAACTGTTCTGCAGCGGTATTGACTTTGACCGCCGAGGCGCTTGAAAACACGAGCTTCGGCCAGACATCCCGCACCTACACGGCTGGGTTGTTCAGCAATGAATTGACCTTGACCTTGTTCCAAGGTTACGGAACGCTTGAAGTTGAAACATACTTGAACAGTTTGTTCGGTGTCGCTTCCACGATTGTCATCAGCCCGTCTGGAACAACTGAGTCCGCTTCGAATCCTGAGTACACCCTTACTGGTTGTTACCTTGAGACCGTGACACCGATTAACGCGACTGTTGGTGAACTGTCAGTCGTTGAGGCCGTGTTCAAGGGTGGCACTTACGCACGCGACATCACGACACCGTAATCCGTAAACTGATCCAATCCCGACTAGGAGAACCATGAAATTAACACTTAGCGTCCGACTCACCGATGGTGAGACTTACCGAGTAATCACGAACTTGTTTGTGATCATTTCGTGGGAGCGTAAATTCAAACGACGAGCATCAGATCTGAGCAATGGGATCGGGATGGAAGACCTAGCGTTCATGGCTTACGAGGCCAGCAAACAGCAAGGTCACCCGGTCCCAGTCTCATTTGATGAGTTCGTCAAAAAGTTAGAAGATCTAGAAGTTGTGGAGACTGAATCCGCAGTCCCTACGCAGGAGGCCACCGACGTCAGCTAGCAGCTCTGCTAGTTGAGACAGGATTCTGGCCTCCACAAATAACATTCGAGACAGACGATCTAGCAACTTGTGTGCAGATCATCAACGAGCAGAGAAAGAAAACCTGATGCCAGCAGATCTGAGACTTGATACTTATGGTCTGCAAGACGCATTGAAGAAGATGCAGAAAATCAACCCTGCTATTCGTCGCACTCTGCTTAAAGACACAAAAGTTGCAGCTCAACCCCTGGTGGATCTAATCAACAGTCGAATCCCAACGACGCCACCGTTGAGCGGTATGAATCACAACGGTCGCACCGGGTGGGGCAATGTCAAAAAAGTGCAGATCTCGTTGAATACTCGCAAGCCTCGCAAAGGTTCCGTCACTGCTGGCGCTGAACAGATTGCAGTGGTTCGTGTGGTCACCAAGGGTGCCACTGTTGCGATTACAGACATGGCTGGTCGTGCTGGTGGCACTAAGTCGCGCCGAGAGTCAAAGTATCGCCGACCTAATTTTGCGTCAGCTCTTCAGGGTGAACCGTCGCGCTATATGTGGAAAGACATAGATCAGATGGTCGCCGAAACTGAACGAGCTTTGAAGCCGATCATTGACCAGTTTATGGTTGATGCACAAAGAGAGTTCAACTGATGGCAATCAACCTCCCAATTATTTCCGAGTGGAATCCCAAGGGCATAGATAAAGCGATTGCCGACTTTAAGAAACTTGAAACCAACGGTCAAAAAGCAGCGTTTGCAATTAAGAAAGCGGCGGTCCCTGCAGGGCTCGCTATCGCAGCTCTTGGCGCTGTCGCTTTTGATGCTGTCAAAGCGTTCGCCGAAGATGAAGCCGCAGCCGAAAAACTTGGTTTAACACTGCAAAACGTCACCTACGCTACCGATGCCCAGATCGCATCCGTTGAGCAGTTCATCACCAAAACGTCAATGGCTGCAGCAGTCGCCGACGACGAACTTAGGCCAGCTCTAGACAAGCTTGTTCGAGGGACTGGCGATGTTGCTCAAGCTCAAGACCTGCTCACTCTCGCACTAGATGTCTCCGCCGGTACTGGCAAGGATCTCGGTGCTGTCTCTGACGCACTCTCTAAGGCTTACAACGGCAACTTTACAGCCCTCAAGAAGTTAGATCCAGCACTCGCCTCACTCATTGAGGAAGGCGCAGACGCCGACGAGGTATTTGGTCGTCTGGGTGCAACATTTAAGAACCAAGCCTCAACTGCTGCAAACACGACCTCAGGTCAGATGAAGAACTTGTCGATTCAGATGGGCGAGTTCAAGGAATCAATCGGCGCAGCTGTCGCACCACTCGCCGACAAACTCTTACCGTCACTGCTCAAACTTGCAGACTTTGTCAAAAACAACACCACGCTCGTAGTCGTTTTGGGTGGAGTCATCGGCGGTCTCGCTATTGCAATCGTTGCGGTCAATGCAGCCACCACAGCATGGGCTGCAACGACAAAAGCATTCGCTGCAATTCAAGCTGCGTTTAATGCGATCTTGTTGGCGAACCCGATCTTCTTGATAGCTGCTGCAATTGTCGCTGCTATTGCAGTTTTAGTCGCACTACAGATGAAGTTTGACATTTTCGGAAAAGCTATTGACGGCCTTAAGGCTGGATTCATGGCTTGGTGGGGCGTCGTCCAGTTCGTGTTTGGTGCAGTAAAAACAGGGTTCGCTGAATTGGCGGATCTTGGCAAAGCGATCTTTGACGGCATCGGCGGAGCGTTCAAGGGTGTTATCAACGCTGTCATTTCGGCAATGGAAAAGGGCTTAAATTTCGCCATCAAAGGACTAAATACGATCCTCGACGGCATTGACAAAGCAGCCGGGCCGTGGGTCAACTTCGGAAGTATTCCAGAAGTAAAGTTACCTCGACTAGCCGAAGGTGGAATCGTCACCTCGCCTACTATCGCCATGATCGGTGAACGCGGCCCAGAAGCAGTGATACCGCTTAGTCGTGCCGGCGGAATGGGTATGGGTAATCAGATCACCGTCAATGTGTCCAGTGCCGACCCGAACGCTGTCGTGGCAGCTCTTCAGCAGTACATCCGAGACCGTGGCGCGTTACCGATCACAGTAAACCCGACCGCGTTCCGAGGCTGACATGGCAAGCCCGATCACCTATACGACGACCTTGTCGGTCAAACTGGCGACAGGTTCTACAGTTGATCTGAGCTCCTATTTGCTTTCGTACACGACAGATCTAGACGCTGGTATCTACACGATGGGAAGAGCGACCGCATCGTTCACCGTCAAGAACTTCCTAAACGAGTTCACGCCCAGTGGCGGAGGCACATTCTCCACGACCAACTGGTTCGGAGCAAAATTCCTCCTCTACTTCACCTATGACGACGGAACAGCCTCCACCTACTACCTGTTTGAGGGCATCTGTACCGACTTCACTATTGACTCTGGGTACAAAGACTCAAAAGCATCTTTCACATGTGTTGACGCGTTCACTTTCTCATCCCCAACACGCACCGATATCGTCGGCATCACATCACTTGAAACAATGCCCACCAAGATCGCTCAAGTCCTAACTAACGTGCAATTCCCAACATTAGGCGGAACAGCGACAGGAATCTTTGAGTCCATAGGCGACAACGACGGAACAATTGAAACAGTCTCAGGGACACCGACCGCCGGCGGAGTGTCAGACCTAATCAGCACTCGACACTTGCCATCGTCCGCAGCGATCTCGTGGCCCGTTTACTCAACACTTGCTGGCTCTGCCACGACTTACCAATCAATCGTTCTCTACTACACGCCACTACGGAGCAAGTTTGATCGTAACGGTCCTTACTATGTGTACGGTTCGGACATCACACCAAACTCAAGCTCAATCCCATTCCAGACTCTTAGTGCGTCATACAACAGAGCCGACTTTGCGACTGGAGCACAAACGACAGCCACAAGCGGTGGAGTCACCTTTGTCGCTAACGACGCAAGCACGACGACCTACGGCACAAAGGTCATTGCATGGCCTCAAGTCTTTTTGATTACCTCAGGGCAGACCTACTTGACTGGCGCACTTGGCAGCCGATACAACACACTTGAATATGTCCCAACCGGTCTGACGATCAAACTGTCACAAATAAAGCCGATACTTACATTTGATCCCAAAGAGGCTTTTTTCAAGATGATCGACATGTTGACCGGTATCTGGGAACGCTTAGAGCTCAAGTACAATCCTGTCGGCACAGCGACAACAGTGACAACACAGAATGTGATAACAGGCCGAACGATCTCAGGTACACCGGAGGACATGATCGTTACATTCAGGACGAAGCCTTGGTACAACTGGTCTGCTTTTATTCTTGATGATTCAGTAAATGGTATTTTGGATACCAGTCGACTCGGCTGGTAAAGGAGCAATATGACTTACCCCACTTTTAACTCTGGTGATGTTTTAACAGCTGCGGAGATGAACGCTGTCGGCTTGTGGCTTATCAAAACACAAAGCATCGGTACGGCCGTGTCAAGCGTGACAGTCAGTAGTGCATTTTCTACCGATTACGAAGATTATTTAATTTCTGTCACTGGTTCTAGCGTTTCAGCCAACCAGCCGAACCTACTAATTCGAGTTGGTTCAACTACATCAGGATATTATTACGCAGGAAACTATGTTGGCTACAGCAGTGCAACAGTCACGGGCGATGCAACACTTACTGGCACAGGTTTTGTAATGGGTGCTTGTGGCAACGGTACATCAGGCGGCGGAACTACGCATATGGCAGTTACTGTTAGACAACCATTTGTTACGCAAGCAACAATGTTCAACGCCGCTAACGCTTCTATTTCATGGTCATCTTTTTACAACGGCGTAATGAACAACGGCACTTCATACACAGCGTTTACAATTTTGCCGACATCAGGAACATTGACAGGCGGAACAATCCGCGTTTACGGATACAGGAAATAACCATGACCCCCGAAGAATACAAAGTCCTATACCCACAAGACGCTGTCTACATCCAAGTAGACGACACCGAACGACTAATGACCGACGAAGAATACGAAGCATGGGTCGCAGAAGGTGTCTATAACAGCAACCATCCGAGATCATGAAAACTCTCGCCGTGATCGCAGCTCTCGCCGTCGTCCTAATGTTTGTCGTGACTGGATGTAGCGACCGCACTCGACACACCTGCGAAACCAAACCCGAAGCGCCCAGATGTGACACCTCAATAGGAGCAACCACACCATGAGAAAACTTAGCAACTCCGAAATTAAAGCCCGACTCATCTTTGTCGTAGGCATAACTTTGTCATTTGTTTTTGGCATCTCCATGCTAGGAATTTTGTACGGCGTGCTATTTGTCGTACAACCGCTCGAACCATCACCCACAGACCAAGAGTTCCTAAGCATCCTAAACCCAGCATTCATGGCGCTTTTGGGACTTTTGGGCGGCGTCCTCGCGAGCAACGGGCTTCGAGACAAACATGAAAAAGGTAAAGACGATGACCAGTAGACCGTACACAGGTAGCACCGACGGCAACCACCCCACACCCCGCGCCGGCACGAAACGATTCGTGGAGTTCTGCGAGTACTTGTTCGGCGTCAAGAACATTGGCATTTACGCCAACCGTCCGATGCGATCGGGACCGCAGCTGTCCGTCCACGCGACGTGGCGAGCAACCGACCTCAAAGGCACCAAACCGCAACGCAAGGCGCTAGTCGAATTCTTGTTTCAGCATCGCGACCTTTTAGGCATTGAAGAAATTCATTCATACGACGGCACAGGCGTACCGTTCCCGACTGACAAGTGGGGCGCGGGCTACCGATGCTCACGCGACAACTGGCTCAAATGGACGATCTCACGCAACGGAGGCACACCTGGTGCGGACTGGACTCATGTAGAGATCTCGCCGCTTATGGCCGACAATTCAAAACTGGTTGAGGACGCGTTCGCCCAGATATTTGCTCAATGACTTGACATTCGGTTTGGGAGTCGGTCAAATGACTGGCAACCAAGTGCGTCCCCCAATAGGTGGACCCCGACCGCAGGAGGAAGCAATGCAACCATCCCTTTTTGACGTTCTCGCTGTTCCAGCCGAGATGCTCAAATATGAAGCCTTCAAAGAGGCAAACCCTTGGGTCATGCCGACCCTCACCAAAATGTGCTACCAGCTGATGCACCGCGGATACACGCACTACGGCATCGCAGCTCTTATCGAAGTCTTGCGCTACGAACACGCAATCACCAACGACCCCAGTAGCGAGTTCAAATTCAACAACAATTACCGCGCCTTCATGGCCCGCGAAATTATGCAGAAACCAATGCTGGAGGGATTCTTCAGCACCCGCAAATCAGTTGCGGACCTATCAGAGGACTACTAAATGAACCTTAAACGATTCCTACTTTTATCAATATTCACTTACGGAATATGCGCCTTATGGGCAATCACAGGCGTCCAAGGCAACGCAGACCCCATTCAAACGCCGTCTGTGCCCTCCACGGTCACGCTCGGGATGTTGACACCCCAACAACTTGAGGACCGCGCAGAAGAGCTCACAACAACAACGACCAGCACCACGACTAGCACAACCAGCACCGTCCCGTTCACTCGACTAGCCGAATTCCACCCGGACACAAAATGCCAAGAATGGTTCCAGACTGCGATCACGGTCGGCTGGCCCAACAACACCGAGACACTAGAAAAACTCGGTCGCCTCTTGTGGAAAGAAACAAGGTGTCTTAACATCACGCCGCTGTCCAGTGACCCCGAACTGGCAGACCGCTTCAACGGATCAGACCACGGAATTGCTCAGATTAACGAGATCCATACAAAGTACGTGGAGCAAGTGTTCAATATGCCATTTGCGGAAGCCATGAGCGACCCGACCCTCAACCTCAGGTTCGCCTATCTGCTGTACTCAGATATTGCTGAGGGTGGTGGTTGTGGATGGAAACCTTGGCGACTGTGCTAGACCGCTGGTGGGATCGCGCAGCTTGTCGAGGCATGGATATTGACCTGTTCATCTTTGAATTCGGTGAGCGTCATATCAACCGCAAAATCAAGGAAGCCAAAGCAGTCTGTGCAGTGTGCCCGGTACGCCAAGAATGTCTTGATGAAGCCCTCAAGTTTTCTACGACACGTCAGGACTGTTGTGGTATTTGGGGCGGTCTGACTTGGAAAGAACGCCAGCGTCTAGAACGAAAAGAAGTCGTTGATCCGATCCCAGCAACACCGCTGGTATATCGTGACGGCAAATACCGACAAATCAAGGAGCCCCGACCATGAACCAACAGTTAGCGGACATGACCGCCGCGATCGCTAAAGCGGAGATTGCTATGAAAGCAGCCGCTTGGCAGTTAGACGCCCAAAAGACAGATATTGAGATGTTGCGTAAAGCTCTGTTTGAGTTGGCTTATGTTGCTGAGGAGAACGGTATCTATCTGTCAAACCTGACCAGGAGCACGCAGGACGCGATCGTGGCAATGAGGCTCGGAGGTTTTAAATGAACTGCAACATCTGCGCTAGTGGTTTCAACTCTGCCGATATTCGGATGCGTACAGAGCTGCGCGGTATCTGTCTTAAATGCGCTGAAGAGTTTGGTTTCAAAGGCATGACAGTTGAGGAAACTGCTCGCTGTGTCGCAATGATTCGAGTCATCAACAATCTAAAAACCCAAACGCCTGCACAGGCCCGACACTTGAAGGACATGGAGTCATGAGTTTCAACCCAGCCGACTACGCCGAAGTAGCCGAACGCCTCCCACTGTTTTGGAAGGACTGCCCACGCGGGCGAATAGTCACCGAAATTGTCGTGGATGACGGACAACGCATCGTTATACGTGCCGAACTTTACGCCGACATAGCCGACACAGTCCCGACCACCACCGGGTACGCCGAAGAGATCCGTGGGTCATCCATGGTCAACAAAACCAGTGCCCTAGAGAACTGCGAGACCTCGGCCATTGGACGCGCCCTAGCGAACTACCAGTACCAAGGATCAAAGAAACGCGCCAGCCTTGAGGAGATGGTCAAGGTGTACCGCCAAGGCGAACAACCACAAACAACCACGAACGCAGCTCCTGCACGAACTCAAACGCTTGGGTCGTCCAGCGAACCGCCGACCGCCAAACAATTGGGGATGCTTCGAGCCAAAAACTGGGAAGGTGCAGTCCCTGCTACTAAGCGTGAAGCTTCAGAGATCATTGATCGGTTGATGAACGGTGGCTGAACCGTCTGAAGCAGAGTTTCAAAAAGCCGTGATTACATTGGCGAAATTGCATGGTTGGCGCGTCATGCACACCCAGCCCGCACAGATCCGACCGGG